TTCGAAATTATAGTCAAAAGAATCGGCATCCATCTCGCCGTAAAATTCATCAAGGCGATTGTCTTTTGCCGCCTCATATTCCTCGTGGGTTTCAAATGGCATATAAACGGTGTAGCCATCATAAGTGTGTTGGTGGTAACCTTCACCACCCATTTCGTTTGCTCGTTGTTGTGCCTCACTAATTGTTGTAAATATATCATTCATCCCCGGCACTTGTCTTTTCTCTGCCGGTTCAATTTCTATTGGTTCGGGTGTCATATCGGGCATATCGGAATCACCAAGTGGCAAAAGATTCGCCGGGATGTAGTATTCATCCATTCTTTCGTTCTCCTCATCCTTACCATAAGACATTGCCGATCGTTTCTCGTTTGGTGTCAGCCACCACGCTTGGGACATCTGAGCGACAACCTTATCGGTTTCCTCTTGCAGTTCCGGGATAGTGGTATAATCAAAATCAATAAACACCTTTTCCCCATACTTGGGTGCCAACCAACGATTCAGTTCATCCCTTATTTTCATAAGTTCCGGGATCACCGCATTAGTGTATAGCATTTTTCGTGCCTCTTTTATATTGTTGTACGTTGCCGATTCAACATTGTTAAGCAATACCGCCGGGACATTGTAAACATTACAAAGGTCTTTGATGGTGGTGTTGTACTGTTCGATAAGGGAAAGGTCTGCGGCGTTTAGTCCAAAGTTGACCCACGACAATTTCTTGGGGGTAATGATAACATCCCCGGCATTGTTTGAACCTTGATATTGTTGTCTGAATTTTTCCTTGAGTTGCTTGGCTTGTACCTCATTCAAATCTCCTTCCTCGGACATAAGAACACCCCTTGCAGTTTGGTTTTGTAGATATTTGACTCCGGTGGTTAGTGCCTCATTGTTGGCATCCATTGAGCGAAGTCCCGCCCTAAGTGGGGACATACCATAAAGGTTTTGTCCTGACCCATCGAAATAAGGATTGAAATCTTTTATGTGGCAGACATCATCGGCATCGATTTTAAATGTGCCATTATATTCCAATGTGTAATGATCAACCGGTTTCATAAAGCCACCGGAATGTATTTCCATCGATTGACTTGGTAGAACATAAAGTTCGCCATACTTGGATTGGTTTGCACCCCTCTCCGGTGTAATTCCGTAGATATAACGGTTTCCGGTTAACTTACCAAATGCAATGACCTCAGTCAAAAATGATGCGTAAGATTGTGCCGGGTTTGGTCGGTTTAACAGTTCGTGGATTTCTGTTCCCTCCAATTCGATCATTTCATTTTTCAAAATGACTTGTGCCTTGTGGGTTGCGTTGGCATCAAATCCGTTTGATGTAAGTGCCTTATATCTTTTAAGGGAATTTTGACTTTGCACCTCATAAACTTGGAACGGCACCGTTGATGCCGCCTTTGTTATAAGGTTGACAATCGAATAAACGGTTGAGTTGAAACGATATCCCTTGTTGATATAAGAATCATCGTTTTCGGCACTCGTGATTATTGTATCGCCTAAAAAGTTGTAAATCGCCCGATTAAATAGTTGATTTGTGGCTTGACTGTTTTTAGTCACGAGCCTTTTGAAATTATCGAATAGTGATGCCATTAAAGTCTATATTTTTACAAAAATAATAATTAAATAACAAAGAAATCATTTCGCTTACTATATTGGGAATAAACTCCGTATCTAAGGCAGTCCATTTGGTGGTTTAGGCGGTCAACCGGCTTGTTTATAATTGTGCCATCTTTTAACTGTTCCCAATAGTATCCATTGTATTCCTTGAATATGTTTTTTGATTCTTGGCTTACGATGACATCGTATTCCTTGAGTAACGAAATACCGGCGGTGATTGACCCTTGACCTTTGATTGCCGGTTTGCATAATAAACCCGCCCTTCGGAGTTCCTCCCCGGACTTGGGTTCGGCACTATCGTAAAACGTTAACACTTGATCATAACCATTTGCCTTGAAGTATTCAGCGATGTCACCGTTGGTCATACCGGTGTTGTATAAGATTTCGTGGACATACAATTTATCTGATTTTCGGAAAATTATTGATGCCGCTGAGGGATCGTTGCTAAATCCAAAATCCAATCCAATGACCGCCTCAGTATGCAAATCAAATTCCGGGAAATCTTTGTGGGGAATAAAGTTCCAATTGTTGAATATCTGCCGGGCGGAAAAGACTGCCTTTTGCCCTTCACCAAACACCCTCCAATAATCCGGATCACGCTCACGCATCCTTTCAATCTCATAAACAAGATCATCGGACAAAAACATATTGTCTTTGTAGGTTGTAATCCAAGTATCACAATCCTCCCTTGGGATGATGTCATCATATATCCAATGCACCGGGTCGGATGGATTGAAGTCCATAATAATATTGTCGGTGGTACGCATATTGATTTGGCGGAAGTCCTCAAGCAACAATTCATTTGCCTCATTTAGCACGGCAATATTTCTTTTACGCCCACGGATTTTCTGTGGTTCATCAACAGACAAAAATTCGACAAGGTGTTTGCCATACCTAAAAGTGTTTTCGGCTTTATTGTGATTGCCATCGAAATACATTCCGGTCTGTTCTAATATAGAAATAAAGTCCCTTTGAATAGACCCTTTTAACGCCGGTAATGTTTTTCTTATAAGGGAAATGGTCAATGGCTCTTTTGCAGTCGTTAGAATATACGCCACATATTGACAGATGGCGTATGTTTTGCCACTTCGAGTCCCCCCTTGGAGGACTTTGAATCTTTTATCTGAATTTATTAAATCGTAGAATTGGCGATTACACTTTTGTTCTACTTTTCTTTGTCTGCCGGTTTCCATTCTATTAATGTAGATTGGACATTTCCTTCGTGTGCAATTTCTTGGCGTTCAATATATCCTCGTTTTTTTCCTTTTGTTTTTAATAGAAATAAAGTTGCCGCCGGGTTGTGATTTTCAACCATCTTATGCAATGCCGATTCAGCGAAATCTAAAACAACATTTTGAACATCATCAACATTTTCACGATATTCCTTATCGGCATCTAACCACCGGTAATGGGTAACCCTATCAATGCCAACCATCTTTGCAGCAGTTGTAACCACCCCAAGGGTTTTTTCCAATGCCTCGATCATTGCTTTCTTTTTTATAGCCGTTGCATTTTGTTTCATATTACAAAATTAGTGATATTTTTTGCCATTGATTTTTACCTCAATATTTGGATCAAGTTTTATCATCCGATCAATTATCACTTGACAATATTTAGGATCAAGTTCCATTCCATAACATTTTCGTTTTAATTGATGTGCTGCTACCATAGTTGATCCTGATCCTAAAAACAAATCAAGAACTATATTTTCTTTTTGACTTGCGTGATTCAAAGCATTCTCACAAAGTTTTATTGGTTTCATTGTTGGATGCAAATCTGATCTTTTTGGTCTTTCATAATCCCATACATTAGTAAGCGTTCTGTCATCTGTAAATGTCTTCCCACTATTTACCCATCCAAACCAACAAGGTTCATATTTATTTTGATACTTACCTCTGCCTAAAGTGAATTGATCTTTATTCCATATTATAGTTGTTGAATGATGTAGTTTTTCATCTAAAACAGTAAACATAATTCTACCATCTTCCCCCTGTCCACTCCAACAGTAAACAATACCATCACAGTATAATTTTATATTATCTACAAAACCTTGAACAAAACTTTTAAAATCATTTTTGCTCATATTGTCATTTTCAATATCTCTAACTTTAAATTTTGGATGTTTTATGTTTCCATAATTTATATTATAAGGAGGATCAGTAAAAACCATATCAGCTTTATCTCCATCCATTAACTTTGCCACTTGGTCGGCATCAGTTGAATCACCGCACAAAAGTCGATGCTCTCCAATCTCAATTAAATCACCCAAAACAACATCCACCTTTAAATCATCGGGTTCTTCATAATCATCTTCCTCCGCATCAAGTTCCGGATCAGGAAAATCGGGCAAATCCATTCCCCAATCTTTTAACTTTTGTATGTCCCAATCGTTAGCAACAATATCCCAATCCCATTCCCCATATCCAAGGTTGTCTTTGATTATAAATTCCTTTTTTTGGTCATCAGTCCATCCTTTGACTTGTTGGATTGGCACCTCAAAAACACCGGCAGATTTTAATGCCTTTAAACGCATATTTCCACCCAATACCATAAAGTTTTCATCCACGACAAGTGGTCGGACTTCAAGCATTTGCGGAAATTCTTTGATTGATTTAACTAACTTTTTGAATTTTTGGTCAGTTATAAAACGAGGATTTTCCTCATTCGGTTTTATTACCGAAATGTTTACCCTTTTTCCCATTCCTTTTTTTATTTATCAATGTACCAATTAATATTAAATCCAAATATTCCAATGAACACTTGGATGGTGTGTTTGAAATCTTTTTCCTCGTTTATGTCCAAAAGGTCATCGTTTGAATAATTAAAACCAACCGTGAAACCGTAGAGGGGAAAAAATTCAACTTCAAACATCCTTAAATTTTTTGTAAAGGTAAATATAAAATTCTTTCCACTTGGTGTCATATTCTTTTTTGGAATATGTTTTGCCGGATGTTTTGGGTTGTCCGTTTATCTCATAAACCAAAATATATTCCTTTCCTTGGGGTTTTGGATAGCATCTGATGGAATTGTTTTCGCACCAACGAAACGCATCAAAATATTCGTTTAGATTCATTAAAAAGGTATTGTATCTTTTACGACTGTGATTCTGTTTTTCTTTTCATCGATAGGTTTATATACCCCACCATTTTTAAAGTCCGGTGCCACGGTGAAATATCCTTGTTTTCCGTTTTCTTTTCTTTTTACTTTTTGGATATGTACTTGCACCGAATCGGATTCATACATTGTTCGTTCGCCGATTGACCGGTAAACAGTAAGACAATTATAAGACTTATTGAAAAAGTCAGATGACCCGGAAATATCATAGGGAGTTGGTATTTTAAAAACGCCATTATCGGATTCCATTTTCCTTGGGTGTGCAACCAAAAAAAGATGGGTGTTTGTCTGTTGTACGAATTGGGTTATCTCAGAAAGTACCCTCCCGATATAAGAATGGTCTTTTTGTGCCGAATGGTCAAGCATATTCCAAGGGTCTATTGTTAGAACGTTTACACCTTTTTGAAATACGAGTTCCCGGAATTTATCAAGTATCGATTTTAGGGTTAGATTTTCAAGGTCTATTTTCACAAAGTAAAAATGCTCTTCAATAAAATTTTTTGTACGATTCAGATCATCAGTTGTGCAATGTTTTTCGTTTAGCTTATTTGCCAATCGTTTTATATGGCTTTCATAGGGAAAAGATTCCGGGGAAAAGTATGCCGTTCTAAATCCATATTTAAGTGCAAGATTGCAAGATATTTGATCGACAAAATCTGACTTTCCTGAATTGGGTATGCCGGTAATGGTTGACCACTCCCCAAAAGCCATTTTAAACCACTCATCGGAGTCCGCAAGTTGAATTGAATAGTTGACTATCCCTTTTTCATTATAGTTGATTACATCTTGCCAAATGTCGTTGATGTTGATCACCCCTTCAAGTGGGAATGACTTGGTTTCTTTTAATATTGACCGAAGTATTTCCGATCCTTTTTCGGTGAGTACCTCATTGGCATCTTTGTACTCTCCAAAATCAACATATTTACAACGGAATTTTCCGAACCTTCGAGCGAGTTCATTTCTTAAAGACAACCCGGCATCATCGTTGTCGGTGCATAAAACTATTTCCTTTTTGTCAGTAAAGTATTCAAAACAGTTGTCGAGATATTCAAGGCGTTGATTTCCTTTTGATGCACCATTTGGAACACTACAAACGGAATAAATCCCCGATTCCGATAATGACAATGCATCCATTTCACCTTCGACAATGTAAATGGT